TCAAGAAGGCAGTCACCCAGCTCGAGGTGGATGCCAATACCGTGATCCGCCTTCTGGCCACGCACGCCGGTGTGGCCGAGCAGCTCGGCCAGCTGGTCGGCAAGCTCGTGCGGATCAAGGGCGGCGCGCAGCAGATGGTGGCCGCAGGCCTCTCGGAGGACAGCGGTGCCATGCGCTGCTTCTACGAGCGGCGTTCCGCCACGGGAACCGAGATCGTCGACATCGAACTCCCCTGGGAAGCGCTCGAGCTGGTCGCTCCCGCGTCGAAGCGTCGGAGCAGCCAGGCATGACGAGGGAGCCGCACTACTTCGTGCCGGCGTGGGCCGTACCCGCGCTGACGGCCTACCACGGCGGCACGCTGCCCGACTACTACCAGGTCCTGCAGGACCTGCCACGGCATGGCGGCATCGCCCCGCGCGAGTACAGCGTCGCGCGCGCCGAGTTCCGCGCCGTGCCGCGCCCGCTCTTCATCTGCATGCACGCGGCAACCCGCGAGCACGACCCTTTCCCCGCCGCGCCCCAGGCGCACACGTGGACCTTCGCCGCTGCGCTGCTGATGTGCATGCAGACGCTCGATCGCATGGCCCGCGCTTCCGTTTCCACCACCACCCAAGGAGCAATCCCATGAGCACCCCCAAGCCCTTCATCGCACCGACCATCGGGCGAGTCGTCTGGTTCCATCCCTTCGCGAACTCCGGCGAGTCCGGTTTCGTGACGCACTCCGACGGAATCAAAGCCCGCGGCACCGCGCAGCCCTATGCCGCCATCGTCGCGCACGTCTGGAGCGATTCCATGGTCAACCTGACGGTGTTCGACGCCAATGGCAATGCGCACAGCCGCACGAGCGTCGAGCTGCTGCAGGATGCGACAGCCGAGCGCGTCGCCGCGGGCGGCTTTTGCACCTGGATGCCGTTCCAGAAGGGGCAGGCCACGCGACAGGATGCAGCCGCACCGGTTGTGATGGTCGGCCTACCCCTGCGCGACGACATGACGGGTGCGGCCGATGCTGTCTGCGCCGCGGCTGGCTACGCGCCCCCTCGCTGCGACTTCGGCGACGCCATCCGCCACCTCAAGGCCGGGCGCCGCGTGGCGCGCGCGGGCTGGAACGGAAAGGGCATGTGGCTAGCCCTGAGCTGCGACGGCTCGCGCGAGGTGCCGGCCGCAAACTTCTGGGCGCCGGCAAATCGGAAGTGGGCTGAGCAGCAGCCGAGCGGCACGGCCATGGTGCTGCCGTCCATCACGATGAAGACCGCCACCGGCGAGATCTTGATGGGCTGGCTCGCATCGCAGACCGACATGCTGGCCGACGACTGGGCGGTGGTCTCGTGAGCACGGTCACCGAGGCCGAGCTGGCGGCGAAGGCAGTGGCGCCGCGCGTCACGTCCGAGGACATCGAGGCCGCGATCGTGCGGGAGTACTACTTCACCGCGGACGAGGGCATCTACGGCCACGAGGTGCTGATCGGCGACAGCGTCTCTACGCCCGAGCCGCACGGGCCGCTCGGCAGGGTCACCATCTGCGTGCTGGAGCTGCGCAATGGCACCACGATCGTCGGCGTGAACGAGGGCCCGGTGTCCGCTGCGAACTTCGACGCCGGCGTCGGGCGCCGCTACGCGCGAGAGAAGGCCATCGACCAGGTCTGGCCGCTGCTGGGCTACGAGCTGCGCAGCAGACTGGTCGAGGCACGGGCGTGACAACGTGCATATCCAGCAGCGCGGTGTCTCCCAGTGCCGTGCAGCTCCTGGAATCGATGCAGCGACTGCTGGAATCGCTGCCGCCCGAGCCGCTGGCCGAGTTCATGCGATCGAAGGGCATGCCACCCGAGCGCGGCTTCATCCTAGTGTTGCCTGAACGCATTCGCGGGGAGCTGCTGTTCCCTCCGTCCTATGTGCGCTTCAGCAAGGCTGCCAGCGCGCCGCTCATCTTCCAAGGCCAGATGTTCAACCCCCTGTAGGGTTTCCCGATGCACGTTGCCCTCGGCAAAGTGCGTTCAAGCGTGAAGCGAAAGCAGATCGTGACGTAGCCCGCTCGTGAGAGCCGGCGCCTCCCTCGAAAGAGCGCGAGGCAATTCCCCCAGCTGGAGGTGTACCGGGTAGGGCTTCGGCCCTGCCCAGTGCTCCGAATGCGGATGTCCATTGCGGCCACGGCGACATGTGGCGGGACAGGCATGACGACCACAGCACAAGACGAGTTCCTGAACACCCACGCCGACAGCGGCGTTCTCACCCCCGAACAGGCGGCCCAGCTCCTCGAGCTTGGCGAACAGGGCGATACCGGCAAGCAGCCGGAACAAGCAGTGGTGCCCGACGCTGCAGCCGAAGGTGGTGGCGAGAAGCCGGAAGGCGAAGCCAAGGACGCGAAGACCGAACCGAACGACAAGCCGCAGGGCGAAGCAGCACCCGCGACCGACGACGAGCCGAAAGACCCGTCCAAGGCCGTGATCCTGGCGAAGGATGGTGTCCACACCATCGAGTTCCAGAAGCTGGTCGACGCCCGCGAAGACGCGAAGCAGTGGCGCACGCGCGCCGAGGCTGCGCAGCACGAACTGGATGCCCTCAAGGCACAGGCCGAGCAGCGTGCCGCGGCGGGCGAGGCCCCGACGAAGGTCGACAAGCAGGTCGAGGTGGCGCAGGCCGCGATCGACCAGGGCGCCGACCCGTCGCTCTTCGGGGACTTCTCCGAAGAGGCCCTGGCCAAGGGCATCGACGCGATCGTGGAACAGCGCGTGAACGCTCGCCTCGCGGCGGCGGTGGATGCGAAGGTGGAAGCGGCCCTCAAGCCTTTCCAGCAACAGCAGGCCGCCACCGCGCACGACGAGCACCTGCGCGCGATCTACGCGAAGCACCCCGATGCCGACTCCATCGCCGAGAGCAAGGAACTCGGCGACTGGATCGCCAAGCAGCCCAGCTTCGTGCAGGCCGGCTATCGCGACGTGCTCGCCAAGGGCGGCACCGCGGCCGTGATCGAGCTGTTCGATGCGTTCAAGGCCGACAAGCAAGGAACTCAGGCCGCGGCCGACGCGACGCCCGCGGGTGTCGTGAAGGCGCAGGCCAAGGCAGCGATCGCTGCGGCGGCAGAGAAGGTCCCCAACAGCCTCTCGGACATCCCGGGCGGCCGTTCCGGTCCCTCGAACCCGGACGAAGCGATCGCTTCCCTGAGCGGCCCCGACATGGCCGAGCGCATGGCTTCCATGACGCCCGCCCAGATCGAGGCTTACCTGAATCGGCACATCTGATTGCCAAGGCATCGCCGGGATGGCGACGCCGCTCCCATTGAAGGAGGTCCACCGTGACCGCGACGAAGACGCATACGCCGTATGGCGACAAGACCGCCATGGTGCAGCAGGCCGTCGGCCTGTTCGCCATGCACAACCAGCGCAATGGCACCTGGCGCAACCTCACCGGTGCGATGCCCAAGGGCACCGCCGGCGCGACCGCCACGATCCGCAAGCAGTCCACCCAGCACATGCCCGTCGTGCGCTGCCAGGACCTCGGCAAGCAGAAGGGCGACGAGGTCACCTTCCACCTGCTGAACCCCGTCGGTGCGAAGCCCATCATGGGCTCGCGCTACGCCGAGGGCCGCGGCGTCGGCATGAAGCTGTCGGAAGACCGCCTGCGCGTCAACCAGGCGCGCTTCCCGATCGACCTCGGCGACACGATGACCACGATCCGCAGCCCGGCCGACTTCCGCGCGCTGGGCCGGCCCGTGGCCTCGAGCCTGATGGACAAGTACGTGGACCAGTCGCTGCTGGCCCACACGGCCGGTGCCCGCGGCTTCCAGAACAACATCGAGTGGGTCGTGCCCACCGAGGCCGACCCCGACTTCGCCGAGATCATGGTGAACCCGGTCAAGGCGCCGACCAAAAACCGCCACTTCATCGCCGACGCCGGCGCCATCAAGCCCTTCGCGGTCAACGCAGGCGAGGTGGACCTGGGCACCACCGACCTGCTGAAGATGGACACGGTCGACGCGATCCGCACCTACGTGGAGCAGATCCCGCTGCCGCCGCCCGTCGTGAAGTTCGAGGGCGACCCCGCCGCCGACGACAGCCCGCTGCGCGTGCTGCTGGTGTCGCCGGCGCAGTACAGCGCCTTCGCCACCGATCCGAGCTTCCGCCAGTTCCAGGCCTCGGCGCTGGCGCGCGCATCGCGCATGAGCAACCACCCGCTGTTCACCGGCGACGTGGGCCTGTGGAACGGCATCCTGATCGTGAAGCAGAGCCGCCCCATCCGCTTCTACGCGGGCGACACGATCCGCTACTGCGCGGCCTTCGACAGCGAGGTGGAGAGCACCTGCGTGGTGCCGGCCGGATTCGGCACGAACTTCGCGGTGGACCGCGCCATCCTGCTGGGCGGCCAGGCCGTTGCCGAGGCGCTGGCCAGCGCCGGCGAGGAGCGCGGCGGCATCCCGTTCTTCTGGTCCGAGAAGAAGCTGGACCACGACGACAAGGCCGAGCTGCTGATCGGCGCCATCCGCGGCGTCTCGAAGATCCGCTTCGAGGTCGACACGGGCTCGGGCAAGCAGTTCACCGACTACGGCGTGACCATCATCGACACCGCGGTGCCGATCATCGGAGCCCGCCAGTAATCGCCACGGGCCGGAGCAATCCGGCCCGCTCGCTCCCACCCCAATTTTTCTTCAGGAGGCCGAGATGGCAACCGTCAAGATCAACCAGTTCCGCACGCGCCAGTTCGGCGGCGTGTCCCCGTTCGGCAACGTCACCTCGCTGCTGTTCGTCCTCGCCACGCTGGCCAACGGCTCGGTGAGCAATTCCGATTCCGCGGTCGCGCTCGCAGCTGGCGACGTGGTCGACCTCGGTCCGCTGCCCGAAGGCATGCGGCTCGAGGATGCCAGCGTGTTCGTCACCACCGGCATGACCGCAACCATCACCGGCTCGCTGGGCTTCAAGTACGAGGACGGCGTCGACGATGCCGCGGTACCCCAGGACGCGGCCTATTTCGGTTCGGGCATCGACCTGGCCGCGGCCGGCCGCAAGCGTGCCACCGGCTCCAAGCTGGTCCGCCTGCCGAAGCCCGCGCGCCTGATCCTCACCACGGCCGTCGCGGCCAACGCCAAGGCCAGCGACGTGAAGGTGATCGTCCAGGGCGAGCTGACCGGTCCGGCCTGAGCCGCGTAGGTCCGTAGGGGAGGGCCTCGGCCCTCCCTTTCCACATCCACGACGCACAGGAGCGCTCAATGCCCAAGACCATCGTCACCACGCAGGTGCAATACATCGGCCGGCGACCCGATTTTACCGATCGCCTCTACGGCTCGGGTCTGACCTTCGACCTGGGCCAGACCCGCGAGGTGCCGTCCGAGATCGCGCGCAAGTTGCTGCGCCACGCCGACCAGTTCCGCTCGCCGCCGCCGCAGGTGGAGGAGGCCGACGAGGAACGCGGCGAACCCGACCAGGATGCCGATTCCGATCAGCCCGCCGACGACACCGCCGAGCAGCTCGCGAACGCGCAGAAAGAGCGCGACGAGAAGCAGCGCGCGGAAACGCTGCTGCAGGACATGCGCGACCAGGTCAACGCGATGACCGAGAAGGACGCGCTGAAGGACTTCGCGCAGCAGAAGTACCAGCAAGCCATCTCCAAGACGCTGAGTGTCGAGAACATGAAGCTGAAGGTGCTGGGCCTGATCGACGAATTCGGGCTGGTATGAAGCTGCAGCTGCAGGAACTGAACCGCCGCTTCCGCGTGCGCGCCCGCGACCTGGTCGAGCCGTTCCTGTGGGCAGACGAGGACGTGGAGGGTTGGTTCAACGACGCCGAGCAGCAGGCTGCCATCCGAGGGCGGTTGCTGCCCGAAGACGCGGAGCCGACCGTGTGCTCCATCTCGCTGCAGGTCGGACAGGCCTCCTATGCGCTGCACGGCAGCGTGTTCGAGATCATCGTCCTGCGCCTCCTTCCTGCGGGTGGCGGCCGGCCGCGCGAGATCGAGCTGAGGTCGAGGGAGTGGCTGGACGCGCGCGTGCCAGGGTGGCGCGAGTGCACCGAGCCTGCGCGCTACGCGATCCAGAACGAAACGAGCCTGCGGGTTGTCGGCGGCTTCGGCGCCGGGGACACGCTGGCGCTGGAGTGCTACCGGCTGCCACTGCGGCCCATGGCGCAGCCGACCGACGCGCCCGAGATCCACGAGGCGCATCACGACCACCTGGTGGACTGGGTGCTCTACCGAGCGTTCAGCATCCCGGACGCCGACACCTTCGACCCGCAGCGATCGACGCAGGCGGAGCTGGACTTCACGAAGTACTTCGGAAAGCTCCCCGACAGCAATCTCCGCCGCGATACCCGGCACGACCAGCACCAGCACAACGTGGTGTTTTGGGGCTGAGCATGCGCGACGTCAACTTCACCTCACTGGCGCGCGGCATCAACAACCGGCGCGAGGCCACGCGGCTGGCCGATGGCGGCGAGGGCGCCACGTTTCTCTACGGCGCCGACAACGTCGACATCGATGCCCAGGGCTACGTGAAGCGCCGGGTCGGCGCGACGCGCGCGCTGGCCGGTGCGTGGCGTAGCGTCTGGGACTGCGACGGCAAGTTCGGCTTCGCCGTCGTCGACGACGTGCTCACCAGGCTCGAGCCGAACGGGGCAGGGCTGGACCAGGCGGCGGTACGCGCGGGCATGCCGCGCGCCGACGTGTCGTACTCGCTGGGCGCCGACGGCGCGGTCTACTGGACCAACGGCACCGAGATCCGGCGCGTGCTCGAGCGCGAGGACCGCGCGATCGCGAGCGCGCCGCTGGACAGCGCGCCGGTGCTGTCGCCGGCCGCCGGCGCGCTACCCGCCGGCCGCTACCTCTACACCTTCACCGTGCAGGGCGAGGACGGCGAGTCGCCGGCCACCGTCGTGCAGCAGGTGGAGGTGCCCGAGGGCGGCGGCCTGGCGCTGAGCGACGTGCTGCTCGACGGCTTGGCCGTGAACCTCTACCTGTCGGGCCCGAACGGCGAACTGCTGGGCCTGGCCCAGACCTCGACGGACGGGCGCTTCAGCGTGCTGGCGCCGCTCGAGACCGGCCGGCGCTGTTCGACCATCGAGACCGCGGTCATGCCCGCGGGCAGCATCGTGCGGCACTTCAACGGCCGCATGGTCGTGGCGGCGGGCCGGATGCTGTACTTCTCGCAGCCCTACCGCTACGGCCTGTACGAGCCGGCCGCCGGCTACATCCCTCTGCCGGCCGAGATCACGGTGGTGGAGCCGTGCGACAGCGGCATTTACCTGTGCGCCGACAAGACGTACTGGCTGCCGGACTTCAACGCATCACGGCTGCAGGAGCTGCTGCCCTACGGCGCGCTGCCGGGCTCGAGCGTGCGCTCGCCGGCGGCGAAGGCCGCCTACTGGCAGTCGATGCGCGGGCTGGTGATGGCGGACATGGCCGGCGGCGTGCAGAACCTGCAGGAGGCCGCCATCGCCTTCGGGCCCGCGGCGCGCGGCGTCTCGCTCTACCGCGCCTTCGACGGCATGCAGCACGTCATCTCCACGCGCGCCGGCGCCGAGGCATCGGTTGCGGTCGCGCGCAGCTACATGGACGCCGAGATCGTCCGAAAGGAAACCCAGCCATGAACAACACCGCCGAGCACGGCTTCAACTTCCTCGTGGAGGTGGAGCACCCCGACGGCAGGGTGTCGCAGCGCGAGACCGTGCACAACCTCACCCCGATCGAGGGCCGCAACCACATCGCGTCCGTCATCTACAAGCAGGGCACGCAGGTGCCGACCTGGTTCATCGGCCTGTTCGAGGGCAACTACACCCCGCAGCCCGACGTGAAGGCCAGCACCATCGCGGCGGCGGCGGCGGAATGCATCGCCTACGCCGCGGCGCAGCGCGTGCCGTTCGTTCCTGGCGCCGTGGTCGATGGGTCGGTCGACAACAGCGCCAGCAAGGCTGAGTTCGTGATGACCGCGAACAAGACCGTCTACGGTGGCTTCATCGTTTCCGCCTCGCCGAAGGGTGCCACGACCGGCGTGCTCATCAGCGCCATGCGCTTCAGCTCGCCGAAGGTGCTGGCCACCGGCGACAAGCTGAACGTGGTGGCCGTCAATTCCCTCGTCTCCGCCTGAAGGACACCCCATGACCCTCAAAGCCTCCACCGGTCTGCGCAATGCCATGCTGAGCATGGGCTCGCTGATCGCATCGATCCCCAACCCTGTGCTGATCATCTACGCAGGCGCCGAGCCCGCCTCGGCCGATGCCGCGGCCGCGCCGGCCGTGCTGTGCATCGTCAGCGACAACAGCACCGGGGACCCGCTCAACTTCGATGACGCCGCCAACGGTACGCTGCCGAAGGCCGCGGCGCAGGTCTGGAGCGGCGTCAACACCGGCAGCGGCACCGCGACGCACTTCCGCATCGTGTCGGGCGACGACGATGGCACCGCCAGCACGACGCAGCCGCGGCTGCAGGGGAAGTGCGGCACGGCCGGCGTGGACCTGAACATGTCCAGCGTGAACCTCACGGCGGGCGCGCCGCAGTCGATCAACGCCGCCAACATCACGCTCCCGACGTTCTAAGCCGTGGCCGACATCTTCCTCGACGAGTTCAACGGGCCGCCAGGGTCCGTCGTCGGCCACGACGCCGGCGGCGGCCACCTCTGGGCCGCGCCGTTCGCGGGAGGGAGCCGTCTGCTGCTGTCGGGGTTCGGGTCGCTGATGCCTCCCGTGGGCTATGGCGATGCACAGATCAGGATTCCCGAGCTTGCTGGTCAGTCGGAGTACGAGATCGAGATGCGCTTCGGCGGTCCGCTCTCGGACATCATCGAAGTCGAGTATGGCGCGCAGTCGGTCGGCGACCTGATGCCGGGCAACTTCTACATCAACATCTCGAACACCGGCTGCTCGGTGCGTTGGTACACCGAAGACCCGAACCAGAACTTCACGTGGCCTGAATCCATCGTCGAGGACACGACGATCCTCTTTCGCTTCACGTCTGGCAGCGTGCCGCGGCTGTCCGTTTTCTTCGAGGGCAACCTGGCGTTCTCGTATGGTGCATCGGACCGGACGTTGGATGACCACATCTGGAAGATGGCGACGAGCAGCGACTCGAACATGAACCTGCTCAGCTTCCGGGCGGGCACGCCCACGCCGCCCGAGCCCTCGGATTTCTGGACCGCATTCGTCGGCACGAGCGCCACGGTCAGCGATCCCGCTCCACCGCCTGAGGCTTGAGCATGGCCTACGGGAAGTTCCGCAACGGCCCGACCTCGCTGGGGCGTCAGGCCGCGAACTGGGTGCAGGATGGACTGCCCACGTTCAGCACGCGCCGGCGCG